TACACTGGAGCATTGAATATAGATAAAGATGGTAATGTAGGAATTTTTAATGGCGGTGATGATTTAACGAATAAGTTTTACGTTTCAGGTGGAGATGTTAAATTTCAAAGTGGTGTTTCTGGTATGGTTTTTGATCCGGGTGATGCAGAAATAAAAACTTCAGTAGCTGGTGATATTTTATGTTTAAATAGAAGCAATTCTGATGATATTATTTTAGGCAACGGTTCTTTATATGTCTCTAATAATTCTTCTAATTCAAAAGTGGGAGTTAACACGGATTCTCCTAGTTATTCCTTAGAAGTTGAAGGCATAAACACTATTTTCAGTATAACAAATCCTTCTACCTCACGTAGTAGAATGAAAATAGCTAATAATTCGTCCACTAGTTATATAAGCGTTGAATCAACAAAATTACTTATAGGACCAAATTCTACTTTAAGTAGTAATAATTTAGTTTACGATTTGTCTTCTAAAAAATTAGGTGTAGGGTCTATTTCTCCAGATAACAAGCTTCATGTTTACAGCAGTACTGATGATAGAGTTTCAAAATTTGAAGGTAAAAGTTCGAGCACTTCTGAAATTTTTCAAGTAAATAATTTTAACAATGATGAAGTTTCTTATACTGGCCCTCGTCATACAGTATACACATTTGGTAGGTCGGTAGGCACTGGGCCTAGTTTCACGAATAATCAATCTAAATGGGGCATAGGGTTGTTCGATGATGGGGTTGGGGTTGATTATGATGATGTTTTTGTTTTTAGAGTAGATGCGGACACCTCTTCAAATTCGTCTATAAAAGCTGAATTAGACCGTGACGGAAATTTTAATATTCAGGGTTCTTATACAACTAGCAATTCTTATTCAAAAGGTAAATTTGTACAAAATTATCATTCACGATGTATTTCTAGCGATATATATATAAACCCTTTTAGTGAAAGCTCTGCTACTACTGCTAATGTGAGTAGCAGTACAGAAAATCCTTTCACTATAGCTCCTTTTGCTGGGGAAATTAAAAAAATAAAAATTATAACAGCAGATGTTTCTTTAACTCACTTTACTAATGGTGCAAGATTTGAAATTTCAGTTGTAAACCCTTCTTCTGGTGGTGGAAATGAACAGCTCACTTCTTTTACTTCTGCAGCCTCTTCTGCTCCAACTTCGCTGCCTTCAAATGGTGTTGTTGCTCAGTTTGGATTGCAAGGAGTTAGCGCCGCTGGAACTGTGTATAGTTTCGAAAGCTTTTCTGGTAGCGCAGCTTTTACTGAGGGGCAATTAGTTCAGTATAGAATTTGTCAAGCAAATGGTTCAGCAACGGATATCAATAGCACAATAATGTCAACAGTTTCCTTTACCGTAGATTAAATGTCTAAATTTTTAAACTATAGAGGCGTAGATTTTCAATTGGAAAATGAAGATTTCTATGCTACAAATGTAAGCCTTAGTGCTCAAGCTTCAGTCGATCCTGTTATCTTGAGTGATGGGTCTTTATTGAATTATGCTCCTTCTTCTGCTGTTGTAGGAAGTTTGAGTTGTGATTTTTATTTAACAGCTGCTTTACCTTCTTATTTAAATATAACAGGCACTCATGACACCCCTATTAAAGCTAAATTTGCTAATGTAGAGATAGCTGAAGTTTATCCTAAAAATATTTCTTTTAATGTAGAGCCTTTTCAACCTGTATTGATTTCAGCAGAGTTTGATTGGTATGGTGATGTTAAAGTTGAAAATTTTGAAGAACAAGGTATAAATCAAGTAAAGCAAAAGCAAGTGCCCAATTATATAGCTCATTCTTATAAAAGCTATTTAAGTTCACGAAATATATTCAATTCAGATTACAGTGGGCCAAGTGGGCCAACTGGGCCTAGTGGTCCTCAAGGTAGTATTGTTTCTTTTTCATATCGTTCAAGTTGTGATAGACCTACATTTTTTAATGTAGATGAAGTTGTTCCTTTTAGGGTGGGTAAACTAAATAAACAGTGTGAAGTAGATTTAAGTGCAAACAATTTAGGAAAATTAATATCTGTCAATGGTAAGAATGCTTCTAGTGTTATATATTTAAAAGATTTTTACGGAACGTCTTTATCTTCTTTTTCAATAGACGGAGTATTATCTAATCAAAATTATAATGTTTCTGAGGGTCAATATTTACTGACAGAAGCTTCAATTAGGCAAACAATTACAGAAACAAAAACGTTGATCTAAAATGAGTTATTTATTATCAGGTTTAAATATAAAAAATATTTCGGAGTATAATTCTTCCGATGCATATAATAAATATGATGTTATCGATTTTCAGTTGCACAGTCAAAAATCTGCTTATCCGAATTATACAGGTTTTGGTGAAACAGGTTTATTATTTTGGTTCAACAATGAATACTTAAATAGTTTTAATTTAGATTTAGATAATTATATTACTGGATGGCTTAATAAAGAAACTTCTGATATATCTTCAGATGGCATGTATGCAAATTTATTACAGCTTTCTGAAGATAAATCTTTAAGGCCTTTTGTTTATTTTGACGATAATTATATTGAGTTATTTGGAGACCAGTTTTTAAGTGGTTCTGGTTTTGATTGCATAGAAAGAACTACTTTTGTATGTTTTGATGCTTCTACAAGTCCAGATACCAATCCTGAGCAAAACATATTTAGGTTTGACAGAGAAGATGGTTGGGCAGAGTCAAAATTTTCTACTGGACCTTCTGGTTTTTTGAAGGTAAAAGGATCTAATACTCAAGGTCAAGCTAAAATAATGGTAGACGAACAAGAGTTTGATGCGTCTTCTCCTATATATAACGCTTTAAATATAATAACTTTAGTTCAAACATCGGGCGCAACCTCAGGCCCATCTATAACGGTAAGGCAAAACGGTGACCAATTAGGAACTTACGAACATTACTATTCTGGATGGACTTCTGGTTTTCTTAAGTTGGGGGACACAAACAATCCTAATGGTGTTAAATATTATGATATTTTTTCTTTTAGTGGTGTTTTAAATGAAAGCGAAATCAAATCATACGAAAAATATTTATATGAGTCTTATTTTGACGGTAATGATTTTTATTTTGCGAAGGAAGATGCTCCTACTGGTTTTTCTAACTCTCCTTTAAGTTATAACGGTAATGATTACTGGACTCAAGACATAGATGATTTATTTAAATTGAGTTATGGATCTTCAGTTAATTTTTCGGCTAAGCTTTCTAGATCAGATTTTGGTGACGGTTATCAGTCTAATGTATCTAGAAACATAAATAGTCTAAATAGCGTTTTTGATTTAAAATATGATGGTCTTACTGATGTTCAGGCTAAATGTTTGATAACTTTTTTCGAAACAACTCCTGAAGCTGGCATAAAAAATGAGACCGAAGGTTTTGCTGGCGTTAATATTGATTTGTTTCAGCCTTACAAAAAAGATGCAGAGCTTTACTTTTTAGATATTAATCATTCAACCCCTTATAACGATATAAATACTATATCTATAAAAGCGGAATCATTATATGATAGTAATTTAGATTACAAGGGGATGTCTATTAAATTAGATGAAAAAAATATAAGAACATATTCTGACTCTTTAGCTGGTTTTGAATATGATGATGTTGTTTATTTTGAGTCCGTTTTGTATTCTGAGAGAGGATATTATTATTATACGGGGCAAAAAACACAAACTTCAGTATCTGAAGAAAACTCGCCAGTAGGAGCTCAGTCTCATTTTACAAAAGAGTTCTATTTTAAATCAGATATAGATTATGATATTACCAATCAAATAAATTTAGTTACTATTGATTACGAAGGTTCAACAAAACAATATCTTAAAGATGGTATAAATTACAACGATTTAGAATTTAATTTATCTTTTTCAAGCAGATCAAATAAAGAAACTAGAGCGCTATTGAAATTTTTAGATGATAAAGCTGGTTTTAAAATATTTAGATATTCTTTACCTCAACCTTATAATAAAGAGATAGATGTTTATTGCCCTGAATGGGATCATACTTATAATTTCCACGACAATAATGATATTCAGGTTAAGTTTGTGCAATTTAGAGCCAAATCTTCGAAGTTAACTAACTTTGATACACAAATAGATTTCGTAAGTATATAATTATGACTACTGAATATAATAATGAAGTTTATATGAATCCTGTTCCGACAGGTTTTGGGAGTTATACTGGTGTTTCTATATTTAATAGATCCGCTAAGTCTGTGACTTATGTTGCTGAAATGTCTGAAACAGTTTTATATAAAGCTGGTGATGTTTTATTGCCGGAAGCAGAAGCTGCAAATCAAAATCTTTATAATACTCTTTTTGTGTCTAGTGATTTAACTGATGTTAATACCTCGTTAAATGAAACGGTTCTAACTTTAGGTGCTGGTGAATCTGGTAATATTTATATAGCTCACAAACCTTTTAATACTTTTTCGAGTTCTGCTGTGGCGAGTACTGGTATAGAAACTGCCACTTTAAATATTGTTTCAGAATCTTCCGCAGGAGATGCTGATGCATTGATTAACATAGAAATAACTGGCCAAAGAATTCTAGATCCTCTTTCCCCAGATAAACCCGGAAGATTTTTTGCCATAGAATCTTATGACAGAACTAATAAATATGCATTAAATTTTAATTGGAAACTTCTAAGTGGGCAATCTTTCGTTACTGGTTTTAAACTAGACTTATGTAGCGATTCTAGTTTTACTACTCCTGTTAAAGATTCGCCTTATGAAATTCCTATCGCGAAAAATTCAGAATTTTCTGAGCCAGATTATTTGAGTTATTATAATTATGGTACTATAGATTTTTCATACAAAGTGAATGAATTACCAACCGATGGTGACTTGTATTCTAGAATTTTTGCTGTAAACGGTTTGGATGCAAACAGCGATGCTACTTTTTGTACAGGTTTCAAATCTAATATTTTACCATTTATAGATGATGTAACTTACAGCGGTCTTCATCCTACTCCGGGGGATAATTTAGGTTTTGGTACAGATTTCTTGTTAATTGATTATGTTGTTGACAATAATGAAGTGGATTTAACAACGGTTCTGTACGAAAACAATGGTGATTCTTATGATTTTACACATTATACGGGTGTCGTTATAAATTTTATATCTTCTGATGCTAACGGAATCTTTTCCTCTAAAAAAGACGTAGCAGCTATAAGATTAAAAAAACCAGAAAATGGATCTTTTTCTTATAGTGTTAATAGTAGCAACAAGTTTAATTTAGTTTTAAACTTTGATGATGTTTTTGTTGCTGGGTATAATGGTAGAGGGGCTAATGGAAATGTTGCTGGTGAAAATGGTAGTGCAATTTTTGATTTTGACAATTTAAATTATGGTAATAAGGTTTTTGATTATTATATAAATAAAGATAAAGCTAGTGTTTTTTATGCAGGTTTGGGGGGAGAGCAGTCTCTCAAAAACAACAGCAACCCAGCTACAAATGTAACAGAAGGAACTAAATTAGACCATAGCAATTTATCTAATCTTGATTCAGTTAATAGAAGAAAACTAGATGGTCGAGAACAGGAATTTAAAGCTGCAGGATCAGATGGTAAGTTGATTAAAGAATCTCCTTCGTCGTTTCCTAATTTGTATTTAGGGTTTTCACAAAAAGACGCGAGCAGTTCTATTCCTAATTCTAAGCTTTTGTTTAGATTCCAAACAGAAAACATGGGAGGTGCTGCTGGTGATGCAGTGACTAGTTGGTCTTCTTCTAGTGGTGTCGGGAAGCCCCTGTCTTTTAAAAACACTGCTGGCGACAATACTTCATTAACTGTAAGAGAAGCTTACGGTAGAAAGTTTTATGAACTAAAGGGAGCAGTAGACCAAGGTAAAGCTATTAAAGCTGTTACAGCTGGCAATAGTAATCCATCTTTTGGAGTCGATGCTAATGGCGTTGATTTAAGGCCAAATTATACAATACTAGTTTTTGCTTTAGCAAGAAAAAATTTAATAAATGATAACTATGATGAAACAATAACTGACATGCTTTCTAAATGCGGGGCTATTCATAAGTTTGTTGACGAAACTAGGTGGGGTATTGGTAACTCAGATCTTTCTGAAGGGTTTTGGGGTCAACAAAACGCGCCTTTTGACCCTAATGAGCTAGTATATAATTTTTATAGAAAAGATGGTATTACTAAAAGCTCTTTTGTAGGCTCCTCTTTGAATAGTCCTGCTTTTGTTCAGCCGGGTTCTAACGCACAACTTTATAATGAAAAAGAAGCGCAAGTAAACGAAAGACTTTTTTTTAATTATTCTAATCAGCAAGAGCTTGATGACCAAAAATGGAAAGAAACGATAACTACAGCTAGTGATAGGGCTGTAGCTAATCATATAAATTATAAGAATTTGAATTTAGCTAAAACTTTAAGTTTAGGTTCAAGTTCTCAATTGTTTTCTGTATCTGGTGATGATCTTCAGGCGTTCGAATTATTTTTTGTTAAAATGCATTCAACTTTAGTTGATTCTAAGCCGGAATTTGTTGATCTTAAGAATGACTTTGTTCAGGGGCTTCAAAATGAAACTTTTATAAACGATAGAAGAATTTTTGATCACACTTTAGCTTTACAAAAAGATAAAACTGCTAAAAAGATGTTAATACAGCTCAATAATAATGATAGCAATGCTGGTGATGATACGCGAACTAGGCTGTATCTTTTTGATTATCTTTATGGGGCAGCTGAAACCGTTGATGAGAGGGATAGTGACTCTGAATCTATTATGCAATATTTATCAAGTTATTATGCTCCGTTAATTCTTAAATCTTCGAGCGCAAAATTAATAGCAAGGAATAATGCCTCCTCTAACCAACAACTCGCTTTTGATTTACCTTTAAGCCATAATTATTTAGATTTATATTCAAGTTAAAATGTCAAATTTATTTTTATTAACAAACAGTGAAGTTATCGACTTATTTGAAATAAAGTTGAATGATTTTGAGGGTTATTTTTATTTTCATGGGTCGAAAAACTTTGAAAAAAATTTAGTTTTTCAAGGTAGAACGTATTTATATATACCTTGTGAAATGTCAAACCTTCAATATGGTTCAGATGGTAAACAAAACAGACCAGTTATTAAGATATCTAACGTTAATAATTTTATAAGCAATTTAATAAAAGATAGAGGCAATTTATTAGGTAAAGAATTTAATAGAAAAAAAATGTTAGCTAAGGATTTGGATGCTGTTAATTTTGGTGGAGCATCCAAAAACCCTTTAGGCTCTTCTGGTTTTAAAGATTTTATTTCAAATGATAAATTTGTCGTAAATAAAAAGAATTCAGAAAATAAAGAAAGAGTGGAGTTTGAACTATCTAATATTTTAGATATAGACGGGTTGACTTGTCCTTCGAGGAAAGTGTACAACAATACTTGTCAGTGGCAGTATAGAGGTCATGGATGTAATTACGGTAAGATTTTAAATTATAATGGCCCTAATGTTCAAATAACTAAACCTACAAAAACAAGTTTAGGAGAGGTTTTGAATTTTTATAATGATCATTCAATTAAAAACTATCTAGGGGTTTGGTTAGATTCTAATGGTTTAACTGCTTCATCAGATTTAACAAAATACCGTCGAGCTAATAGTGTAGGTGCTGGAGCCAGATATTCTGATTTATTTTTCAACACGGCGCTTAATTCTTGGGTAAATAAAGCGAACACTTTAAATGATACTCCTGCTAATAATGTGACAATTACTCAGAATATGACTTGGAATACTGGTTTGGGGCCAATTATTTTTACAAATTCAGGAAGATTAAAAAATAATTCTGGTGTATGTCCTGTCCGTCCTAATTTAGGAAAATATGCTGTAAAGCCGGATAGTTCATTTTTAAAACTAAATTTACCTACTAATTACGACGACAAAAATTTAACTATTTTTTATGTATTTGAGCCAACTACCATTTTTGTGCCTACTAGGGGTTATTTAGGTAGAGCTTTAGAGACAGAAGATTCGCAAACGTATATCGGTGTCCACGGAGGCAACAGCGATTTTTACCGTAATACAAGTGCTCGTTTAGACTCTTTTCAGATTAAAAATTCTGATAATAGGATAATAAGTGATAGAAGATTTTCGAATCACTCAGCCAATAGACCTTCTTCATCTGCTGCAAACATTCCTGTAATTTATTCTTGTTCTATTCCAAAAGCTAATGGTGGGAATATTAGTTTTTATAAAAATGGTTTTCTTTTTAATTCTTCAACAGCAATTTATAGTTCAGGTAGCCATGGAATAAATAATTTAGGGTTTAATAAAAGCGTAAAGACTTCTAGTCATATTGTCATTTACGAAGTTATAATATTCGAAAAACAATTAACTGTAGAAGAAATAAAAGGCGTTAACACTTATTTAGGTAACAAATATGGAATTTCTACTGCTAGATCAGACATTTCATCTAATGAAGAGAAGCCGAGTTCTGAATTTTTTAATCAGAATGGTGAAGATGGTAATTTAGGTGTTCCTATGTCTGACGAAAATGATAAAATGTTTTTTAAAAGTTATGATAAAGCGTTCAAATATTATGATTCTTATGGTTTAGAAGACTTGATTTATAAGGGGGATTATAATAGCAAAACGGTTTATCAAAAAGGAGATTTTGTTAAAATTGATGCTAATATAGATTTTGATTTCACTAAAGATTCATTAACTCAAAATTCAGAATTACCGCATAGATTTTTTATATGTATATCGCAGCAAGGCTCTAAAGGAATAAATCCTTTGGATAATAGTATTATATGGAAAGAAGATAAATGTTCTAAGAGTTTATCTGGTTGTTCTTTAAGGTTTGGATCTGATGACAAAATTGCCAAAAAAATTCCTTTTGGAGGATTTCCGGGTACAGTAGATTACGATTATGAATTACCTAGCTAAATTAAAGCGTAATAAATTTTTGTTTAACGATTTAAAAAGCAAATCTTTAGAATCTGAAAAGGAAATTTGTGGTTTTGTGCTTAACGGGAAGTTTGTTCAAAGAACAAATATGCATCCAGATCCCGTTAATCACTTTTTAATCTCTCCGAAAGAATGTATTTGGGGGGAAGATGTGATTGTTTTTCACAGTCATCCTAGAAATGTTGAAGAAAAAGGTTTTTCAGAATGGGATTTAGAAAATCAAAAATTTTTTTATATGGATATGCTTTTATATAGTGTAAATGAAGATGAATTTTACTTTAAGGAAAAATAATGGTTAATGTTACTTTAAAAGGCATTTTAGGAAAAAAACTTGGTAATGATTGGAGTTTGAGCGTTTCTTCTGTTTTTGAAATATTTGAAGCTGTAGAAGCTAATTCTTCTGCAGTATCTAAAAATTTTTCTGATCTACAAGAATTTGTGACTCATTTTATGGTTTTTGTTGATGGGAAAGTTGTTCCTTGTTATTTGATGAATAGTAAAATTCTGAAACAGAATAGTAAAGTAGAAATAGTGCCTCTTATTCAAGGTTCTGCTCCTGCTGTACCTTTTATTATAGCTATGATTTTTTCAGTAATCTCTATGATTGTGACAAAGCAAATGAGCCCTAAGTCACCAAGAGATGTTAAAACTAATTCAACAATTTTAGGGCAACTTCGAAATGTTTCATCCAGAAATATTGTAGTACCTATTGGTTACGGTAGGTTAAGATTAGGTAGCGCATTGATTTCTAATTATATAAATGTGCAATCTAATGCTACAGAAGCTTCAGGGCCTTCAGGGTCTCAAGATGGTGGCAATGTTAACGGTAATCGATATCAGGAAGCATACAATACTTATATAAACAATCCTTAAATTTATTTACTATAAATTATTAAATCATGATTTCTCCAATAGTTACATATAGTTCTCCGTCTGATTTTGCTATTAATGCTAAAGCGAGTGCCACAGTCAAATTAGAAAGCGATGAGTTTTTATCTTGCGTAGATTTAATTTGTGAAGGGCCGGTAGCTGGCCTTGTTGATTCTAATGGTAATATTTTAAAATATTTACCTGATGCTCAATACTCAAATATTGTTTTAGGTAAAGGAGTCTATTTTAATAATGTTCCCCTTGTAGATTCCAAACTGAATAAACTTAATTTTGTTACTCAAGGTTTTAGTATTTTTAATGGAACGCAAAGCAATCACACTTTCTACGATAAGCCTTCTACAGTATTTAACTATAGGCAGAACTTGTTATTAAACGAAAAAGACTATCGTAGGAATCTCAATGGCGCAAGCTCTCAGTTTGATTACGTCTACTTTTCGAGACCTTTTAGTTTTATTCGTTCTGGAGACAAAATAGAACAAAAGAAACTTTATGTCTACAGCACTTCAGCTTTAACAGTGAGTAAGAGGCAACATGAAGTTGACGATGCAGCGTGGCAGAATCTCGCAAAGAACATAGAAGCAGGCAAGGATACTTGCACTCCTTTTATTCATGAGTTAAAAAATAAATTCGCAAACAAGGTGACAATTAATCTTTCGGTTGATCAGCTATATAATATTAGCACTGATGGCAGTACTGTAGCTTCTGAGGTTGATTTTGTAATAGAGTTTTTCGAGGACAGCACAAGTGATGCATTTTACTTTTATGTACCTATACGAGGTATATCTAAAAGCTCTTATGTTTCTAGTGTTATTTTGGATTTAGATATAAATCCTTTTTTAGATAAAAAATATTACATAAGAGTTTATTCATTGACTCAAAAAATATCTTTTGATGATGCTAAAACCGTTGCTTCTATCGGTGTGGCGTCTATAGTTGAAACAGTAGATAATAAGGGAAATTTTACTTACCCGTATTCGGTTGTTGTTGGGTCATCAATTTCTTCGGCTCATTTTAAAAATCAACCTGACAGAACTTTTGATTTAAAATTATTAAAAATCAAAGTTCCTGATAATTATGATCCTGAATCTAAGTCTTATTCTGGAAATTGGAGCGGGGTTTTTAATAAATTTTTAAGGTGGACAGATAATCCGGCTTGGGTATTTTATGACATTTGTACTAATGGAAGATATGGAGTAGGGAATGGTAAGGTTTTGCTAGAAGATCTAAATAAATGGGAGTTATATAAAATAGCTAAATATTGTGACGAATTAGTAGTTTCTACGTCTCCGAGAGGCGCAAGTGAAGATTCTTTTACTTACGATCCTGCCGATAAAACACATATTTATTTACAAAAGTCATCTGAAGACGGGTCTATAAACACTTTGAAGAATTTAGCAGAAAAGTATCGTCCGATTTATCGTTATCAGGGTTTCGGTGGTGCTGCTGAGCCTCATAATTCGCTCATTTTTATTTTTGATATTAATGGTCAAGTTTCGAATAATTACAAGAAATTTGTCATGAGTATAACAGAGGGAAACCTTGATGATAATGGCGTGTTTAGTGAAACTGATGTAGAGGCAGGTTCATGTTTTAGATTTCATTTAATCCCTTGTTTTGGGCCTACATCAGCTTTTGAAAAAGAGCAAACAGGTAATATGTTGCAGGGATTTAGAGACACAATTAAAAGTGTTGATGAGGGTGATGCTGCTGGACCTGATTATTTAAAAAACTTATTGAATAATTCAAAAATAAATACAGAAAATGGAGCTATGGATTATATTTTGAGATTTATTTCTACAAAATGGAATGAGGCTGGTTATGAGCAATTAAAAACTGATTATATCGAAGCTCCTATTTTTTCTGGCGAGCAATCTTCTTTAACCTTACAAGGAAAATGTTTACCTAGAGTGCCTCGCTATAGAGATCCTTTAGAGCCTAGATTTACAGCGAATATTTTTATTAATAATGAAACAGAATGCTTAAAGTTGTTGAATGATTTAGCTTCAATTTTTAGAGGTTTAACTTATTATAGAAATAATTTAATTACAGCTACAATAGATGTTGCGAAACCTATTTCTTATATTTTTAATAATACTAGTGTAAAAGATGGGCTTTTTGATTATTCTACAGGAAGTTTAGATGGAAACTATAGTGTCGCAAAAGTTTTGTATAAAGATCGGTATGGTAATTTTAAAGATGAAATTGAAATTGTAGAAGATAGTGATTTAATCAGAGAATATGGTATTGTTTCAAAAGAGATACTTGGTTTTGGTGTGACTTCTAGAGATCAAGCTAGAAGGGTGGGTTTATGGCTTTTAGCTACAAATAGATTCGAAAATGAGACTGTTTCTTTTTCGACTGATATGCAGGGAATACTATTGAAGCCCGGAGATGTTATTCAAATAGAAGATTCTTTTAAAAGTGATTTTGTTTTGCATGGTAGAGTTGTGGATGTAAATAGGTCAGAAAAATACATTGTTGTTGATAGACAAATTAGTGTTGAGTTTGCGGGGAGTAAAATAAAATTTTTGTATGACAGAGATTATAAATCTTTTGAGGATATTTCTAGTTCAGATCAATTTTTTGATCAAGAAAAAGATGATGTTATTGAACTTTTTATAGACTATGTAGATAATAGTACTAATAGAATTTACTTTTCTGAGCCTTTGAATGAGGATGGAAGTTTAGATGAGGCAGCTTTTTCTGTGTTTTATAAAATTCCTGTATCTTCTCCGTTTATTATCGATATTGATTCAAGTGACGAAGGTGAGCTCGAATCTTCTGCTGATAATAGAAACTTATACAAAATAGTAAGTATAAGTGAGCAAGATGTAAACGAATATTCTGTTTTTGCTATAAAATATGATAAGAATAAATATTCAAGCTTAGATGATAATGTTATAGATAAAGAAAAAAATATTTTCAAGAAAACTATTTCTTATTCTTCTTCAGAGAATATAGTTGAAATTGATTTGTCTGATATGATTACACCTTATTATGATTTAAGCAAGCATAAAATACAAGATATTAACCAATTGAATTTTGATTACTCTTTTTGCGAATATGAATCTATTTTATCTAATGGTGGTTTAGATGTTTACGGTTCTTTAAATTTACATTTTGATTTAATTAAGATCTTTATTGAGGAGCAGTCTGACTCTGAGGTTAGTTACTATTCAGAAATCAATAAAGTTCTATCTGTTGGGGGTGGTTTTATTTGTAAAGTTATTTCTAATAATCAATCAATTAAATTTAAAGTTCCTTTTTCTGAAGCTGAAAAGAAAAGTATTTTTTTAGGACAATTTCCTCAAAACACAGATCTAGCTAATATGATATCTTTACAATCTTTTGTGAAAATATATATATACGACATAGAAAATAAAATAATTGAAGTGTAATATAAAGTATGCCAGTTATTACAGGTCCAACAGGCCCTTCGGGTCCTAGCAGTTTTTTTGAGATAAATAGTTTAACTATAGATAATCTTGATTTTTATAGTGAGGTTGATTATATAGTAAGCCCGTCGGTTCATGGATTAAGTTCTAACTCTAAGTTGATTTCAGCTTCTCTTCTCCAAGATGATGTTTCTTTTAAGCTGGATATATTTGACCCTTCTATTAGTAAGATAATAACTGATTCTTTTGTAAGGTCTACTTACTTTTCTGGCATAAAAGTAGATTTATATGATTCAAATAGAAATTTTATAAGTAATGTAGTTGATTATACTAAAAACACTAATATAAGTTTTACTAGCTCTTCTTTAAAAGATTCTATACAAAATTATACAGGTTTTGATAGTATAAATAATTTTAGAACGTTTTTTTTAGATTTTACTACTTGTAGTATTTATGGTGATAAAGATACATATAGCAGTTTATTAACATATCCACAAGTAGAGATAACAGGGTTAGAAGTATTAAATACAAATCCAATACAAATAGCCCCGCTTCTTAACGATTATTCATACGCTAAAAGTATTTCAACTTATTTAGTTGCAGATCCTAATGAATTACCTTCTGGAGATGCAAATCTTTATAATCCTGCTAGTGGTTATTTGGAGCGGGATTTAGTTTATCAAAATAACAGGTCAAAAACTTTTTTTGAGTTTAGTCCTCCTGCATCTGGGGCCACTTATGTAGATTACACTAATCCTTTTAATTTTATATTTTTGCCGTATGATTATTTTAATACTGGTAGTTATTTTTCAAGCTCTGGGATTAAAACTTCTTTTTATGAAACAGAAGTAATATCTTCTTCAATAGACAATATAACAGGTTTCGTTTCTGCTTCTCAGAATAAATACGATAAGAATTTAGATCTTAAAGCTTTTGTTAAATGGGACGCTATTCAGCAGCAGGAAAACTTATCATTTGAAGCTCATGTTAGCGAAAAAGGTAGCAATCATATAAGTTATGTCTTTAATAGCCCTAATACTCAAGTAGAAGCTATTGAATATATAGCCTATGGCACAGGCAATAAGATAATTAATAATTCAGATAGATCTGATTATTATTCTGGGGTAGATTCTATTTTTAAAACTTATGGTCAGCAAGGTATTGAGTGGTCTGATCATACTTTATTTGTAGATAATTATAATTCTTTACCTGTCGGTTTCTATCCTACTGGGTCAAAATTAAGTAGCGTATCAGAAATTCGTATACCTGCTGGAGCATCAGATAGTCCAGAGTTATATTTCGTTTATGATTATGAACCTTCTACGAATTCTTTTTCTATCTTGCCAAGTGGGGGTCAATATGCTGGGGATGTTTACACAGGTACTTATACTGGAGCAAAATATACTGGAGTTTATTCTAATTCAGAAGACTATGGGCCTTCGGGTTACGATGGTATATCAGGTAAATCTCCTATTTATGTAGATTTTGAAAGCGGCACGTTATTAGCTAAAAGAATAACAGGGTTTACAGGTGAAATTGATTTTATATTATCTGAATTTGAGCCTAAGATTGAATTTAATGTAAAACCCAATAAAGATTATGAGATAAAAGTAAGAGCTTCTTATGAAGATGGAACTTCTTCTGATTTTTCAGAAACCTTGTTATTTACTTCAGGCCAAATATTAAATAATGTAGAAAGTATATTTTCTGGTAGTTATGTTTTAGCTGGTTCTGGTATTAGTGGTTTTGTTCCTTACTTTAGTGGCGACGATTTACTTGAAAACTCTGTTATCTATCAAAATGCGTCTGGGAATTTAGGGCTGAATAAAATAGAACCATCTGGCCAGTTGCACATAGGTGGGGATTTGTATATTGATAACGTTATAGAAGATGAAAATACTAATAAATTTTTAGTTTGGGATTCTTCTACTCGTTTAGTTAGTTATTCAACAAGTGGTGGAGGTGGTGGTTCAGGTTCTTCTGGAACTAGTGGCTCTTCTGGAACTTCTGGAACTAGTGGCTCTTCTGGAACTTCTGGAACTAGTGGCTCTTCTGGAACTTCTGGAACTAGTGGCTCTTCTGGAACTTCTGGAACTAGTGGCTCTTCTGGAACT